GATGGCAACCCGCCGCCTGCCCCGACGACCAACCAGTAAAACCACAAGAAAGGCTGCCTTCCCGGCAGCCTTTTTTATGCCGTGCTCTCAGCATGAGCCGCCAGTTGGCCAGACCCCGGCCCAACCTGCATCATCTAAAATCACGCGTGAGCAGAGGGGCCAGATAAATGTGCCCCCTTTTTCTGCACACATGTTCGTGAGACACTCAGGGTTAAGGTCGCTCTTGGGGGCCGATTGACCTAGCTTCACCCTACACATCTATATACAGACTGATATAGATGGATATGCCGGAGCCCTACCCTGAACCTCTCTCCTCAAAGGACATAAAATCCATGAGTCCCTACCGCACAATCAATCCAGCCACAGGAAAAACCGAAAAGGTTTTTGACCTCCACTCCACGGAGGATATGCTCAAGAAGCTGGAACGTGCACACGGTTTCTGGCAGAATGACTGGCGTTACCGGTCCATTGCAGAACGCCGCACCCTGCTGAACAAGGCAGCAGATGCCCTGCGCGCCAACAAGGAAAAACATGCGCGCCTGATCTCCATAGAAATGGGCAAGGTTCTACCGGAAGCGATCTGGGAAATTGAGCTCTCGGCGGATATTCTTTCTTACTATGCTGACAAGGCCGAAACATTCCTCGCCCCCCGCGATCTACCCGTAGCGCAGGGGAAAGCACGGGTTCTGAGCGAACCTCTGGGGGTGATTTATTGTGTAGAACCCTGGAATTTTCCGTATTACCAGCTTGCACGCGTCGCCGCCCCCAATCTGATGGCGGGCAATGTTGTCATGGTCAAACACGCGCCAGGCGTGCCTCAGTGCGCCCTCGCTTTTGAAGCCCTGTTTCTGGATGCCGGAGCACCCGAAGGCGCCTACACCAACCTGTTCATTACCAATGATCAGTCAGAAACCCTGATTGGCCGCCCCGAAGTGCGCGGCGTTGCGCTGACGGGGAGCGAACGCGCAGGCAGCGCCGTAGCAGCACAGGCCGGACGTGCGCTCAAGAAAAGCACAATGGAACTGGGTGGTTCTGACGCCTTTATTGTGCTGGATGATGCCGATCTGGACGTTGTTGTGCCCCGTGCCGCCGTAGCAAGAATGGGGAATAATGGTCAGGTCTGCACGGCCGCCAAGCGGATGATTGTGCATCACTCTCTGGCTGAGGAATTCACGGCCCGGCTGAAAACCACCATAGAAGCTTTTCAGTATGGAGACCCGCTGGAGCAGGGCGTGACCCACGGCCCGATGAGCAGCGAAGATGCCATGAAACGCGCGGTCTCTCAGGTAGAAAAGGCCGTGGCGAACGGGGCAACTCTGGTTTCTGGCGGCAAGCCGCTTGATCAGGAAGGCTTCTTTATGAAGGCCGCAATTCTCACCCACGTGACAAAAGACAACCCCATTTTTTATGAAGAAATCTTTGGCCCGGTCGCCATTGTCTATCCCGTGCAGAATGATGAGGAAGCCGTGGCGCTGGCCAATGATTCTCCATATGGGCTAGGCGGCTCCATTCACACCAGCAACGAGGAACGCGGCTATCAGCTCGCTCAGCGGATTGATACGGGCATGGTTTTCATCAATGACGTTACGGGCACAGCCCCAGATCTGCCTTTTGGTGGAATCAAGAACTCCGGTTACGGTCGTGAACTTTCGGAATTTGGCATTGAAGAATTCATCAACCGCAAACTGATCCGTCTACCCTAAGGTTTTCAAAAACCGGCATCTGCCCCGCACGTTTCCACGTGCCGGGGCCCCATTGTTAATGGGCTTCTTCCATGCGGATGTCATCCGCTCGCAAGTCCGGCGTATGATCTTCTTCCGGCTTGCAGGGAACAGACCTGATTTTTCTCTGGCTCTGCGCGGCCTCTTCCTCATCTTCAGTCGGAGGCTTACGGTGATCAAAGCCGCTTTGATGAAAGCCATCATCCTGCGGCATGGAACCGGGGCCGCCTGAAAAGCCCCCCATGGCCTGCTGCATTCCCATACCGGCAAGGCCACCCGCCATCCCGCCAACGCCGGGCACGGCATTCAGGGCCATGGGCATGGCGCCACCCAATGTTTTTCCTACACTGGTCATGAATGTGCCGTGCACCCCGTGACGGGAGCGACCCGTGACGGGGTCTTGCTGGCAAACGTTCTGTGCGTCATCATGGTGGTGAGAGGCGCAACCCATCAGGGATACACAAAGACACGCAAGGGCCACGGCCGGGGTTCTGGTCATTTACACGCCTGAAAAAATTCGTTTTTCTACCAGATCGACGTGCCGGAGCATTGTGACCAAAACAGGGCTCCGGCTGACAGGCCAAGCTACAAGACGCACATATTCGCCGCAGAAGGATTTCACCCATGGCCGAGGAAAACTGGACAGAAGAAAGCCCGGAAGACGCCGAGGCCGATGCACGGGCCGACGCCATTTTCCGCCAGGCCGGTATTCCCGCCCCCAAACAGACAGGCCGGAGTTTTCTGGCGGCCGTGGTGCTGCCCGTTATTGTAGCGGGCGTTTTGCTGATTATTGGATTGTGGATGATGGCTGGCCCGCTTGGGCTTTATAATTGACGCGGTTCTTCTTCTTTTTTTCATCCCCGCCATTATTGGCAGAACCTCTGCCATAAATTGTTCGTTTTCTTTCTGGATGCTCCCTTCCCTCACGTTTTCTGGAGACGTTGTTTATGAAACCCAAAACCCTCACCGCTCTTGCCGCCCTGTTGGCAACCTGCACTCTGGCTGCCTGCATGCCCCCGCCACCGGGAGGTGACAGAATGGGCGGACCAGGCGGCCACGGAGGACGTGGAGACGGCGGCCGAAATGGCGGCCAATACGGAAATGGCGGCCCGAATGGCGGATATGGTGGTTATGGCAACCAGCAGGGTGGCAGACAGTCCGGCCCGTATGGCGGTATGGGCGGCGGCGGCGGTTACTGAGCCGTTACCCCCACAAAAAAAGCCTGCCGTTCCCTACAGGGCGGCAGGCTTTTCTTTTATGGAGCGTTCAGGCCAAAGCGGTATGATTACCGTCCTGCCTTTTTATCCGGATCTTCCTGCGATGGTGGATCACTGGCCGGAAAACTTTCTTTCAGAGACTCATCAAGCTCACGCTCTTTCTGTGATGGTTTCGGCTCTTTTTCGGTTTTCGTCATAATGATACCTCCCGTTCTTTAAACGCACAGAAGACAGATCTGATCCATGCAGGCCTGTACACACCTTTGCGAGCACGGCATCTTACCTCGTCAGACTGCAAATGGCATAAAGCGCCTTTAGCCATAGTGGCCTCCCAGCCCTTAATCTCTGGCAGAAAGAGGAAAAATCAACCTGGTTTATGTAACATAAATATGTCTAGCCTTATGACCTGCCATCTTAATTGCACCATGGTTTATATTGCGTTTCTGAAAACCTGCTTTGTGCATATCTGATATTTTCTTACAGGCCTTTATTCTCCCTGTATTGGTCCATACCGTCCTGCCGGAACGCTGGCAGACAAACCGGCCAGCGGATTAAGGATATTACGATATGAAAAAAGCACTTATCCTCGCTGCCGCTTTTGGTCTTTCCCTGCCCGTCATGGCACACGCTCAGGATGACTCATCCTATCAGTCCCGCAATGGTGAATCTGGCGAACACGGCCACGAAGGCGGTCGCCACGGTGGCCGGGACCAGATGAACGGCATGCAGGGCATGAACGGCAATTCTGAAAACCGTGGTGGCAACATGAACCACATGCGCGGTGGCAACCGTGAAGACGGAAACAGCAGCAACAGCAACAACAACGACCGCAGAGAAGGTGGTGAACGCGGCCACCGCGGTGGCGGCCATCACTCTCGCGGGGACAACAATCAGCAGGACGGCAACCAGCAGAACTGAGTTCCCTTCTGCCTGACTGAAAACATGAAGAGGGCGGCTTTTCGGAGCCGTCTTTTTCATATCCCCTCTGGCGTCATCTTTTTTTCACATATGCTTTGTATCAAGACGGATACACGCGACGTCTATTTGCGCACCCTGTAAACCGGGCCATGAACGCAATCCCTGCTCATCAGGACACGAGAAAAAGTGTAGCGGCACAGATCCGCGCGCTGCCCACGCAGCCTTGCTGCCACGCCACAATACAGCCGTAAAAAAAGGCCATCCTTTCTTGCGATGCATCTCCACCCTGCACGGTAGAATGCTCCCTTATGCAAAGGAAAAACGGGTGAAAATACAGTATATTGCAGCGTTTGTGACAAGCGGCATCCTGATGGCCGGGTCGCCTGCTCTGGCGCAGCAGTTTGGTGGTCCAGGCAACCAGCAACAAGGCCCGCATCAGCAAGGCGGCCGCGGCATGCAGGCCCCACCCCCACCTCCCCAGCGTGGCGGAGGACACGGTCGCATGGCGAACGGACCCGGTGGCGGCCGCGGTAATAATTTTGATAATTATGACATGAACCGCCGGTGGCAGCGCGGCCAACGATATGACGGCCCGCAGAATGACCGCTGGATTGTCAATAACTGGCAGGGTCGCCCCGGCCTGTGGGCTCCGCCGTCCGGGTATCGTTGGCTCCAGTATGGCAATCAGTTCCTGCTCACCAGCATTACCACGGGTATTATTGCAGGTGTTGTCAGCGGTGCCATCAGCTCTTCCATGGCTCCCTACTAAACTCCAGCCTGAAGCAAAGGCTTCCCTCTTATCGGGAAGCCTTTGTGCTTTACGCCGCGTGCCTACTCTGAAACAAAGCGGCCCTTCTAATCCGGCACGATGTAAAACTGCTTCTCCCTTCAGTTTCCCATTTCCTTGCGCGCTTCACCTGCCACACCCTGTTCCTGCAGCTTCGTGATTGTCTGAAGATGCGCCTTGTATTCTTCATAATGCTCTGGCGCAGCGTGAACAAAATGCGGGTCATCCATGTGAGGCACACGCCCATGGTGCCCGAAATTGACCAGACGTGCTTCCATAAGATGAATCTTGCCTAATATGTCGGCCTGAATGGCAATAACGGCCAAAGAAGACCCGATAAAGGGCCCCAGCAGATAGACCCACAGACCATTCCAGTTGCCCGCAAACAGATCAGGCCCAAATGACCGAGCAAAATTGGCGCTATTGCCGGAAATCCATGCTGTAAGCGGGTTCATGACGAAAAAGAAAATTCCCCCGATCCATGGTGTGACCCATTTGAAACGCGGATGAGCCGCCAGCCAGTACAACGTGGCGATCAGCAACCCCGTCACCAATATCTCGGAGCCCAGAGCAAACCAGACGGAAATACCCGTATAGGGCACAGTCGCGCCGTAATGGACAGCCAGCGCATGCACCTTCCATGAAGACAGGAAATATCCTGCTCCATAAACAAGCGCTGTGCCCAGAACAGCACCGATAATCTGGGAAATGATGTAGCCCAGCGCATCAATCCACACGATCTTCTTTGACAGCATGAAAGCCAGCGTGACCGATGGGTTGAGGTGCGCGCCACTCACTTTGCCAAATGGCGTCATGGCCGCCATGGTGCCCGCCAGACCAAAACATAAGCCACACAACGCAGCCTGAATGGCCGGATGCAACGACAGATGATCCCCTATCCATGAGTGCGGGGCCGAGAGGAGAATAACGCCCGCCAGACCAAACACCATGAGCACCGCCGTTGCAACCATCTCGCACAGGTAAAGACGCCAGTGAAAAGGCCGTTCAGGATGCGGCTCACCCGCCAGTGGCCGATCATGAAAATGAATATGGAAATGCGGCCAGTGAATATGGGGTAATCGGATATGCGGAAGATGAAAGTGCGGCAAATGAAGATGCGGCAGATGGTGGGACCAATCTTTCTTCTTGTCGTCTTGTGACATCTTGCAATCCAATAATATTTATATAATACGCACAGAAAGACTATCTGCACTCTGCGCGGTATGCTTGATGTAAAATGTGGTTATTTTATTTATTAATTTCAACGTAACTTTTTATTGATTCATTTTTACTCTATAAGTTTTATTTATTTTTGTTATTTGTTGTGATTTTTTTATATTTCCCATTCGTATGGTGTTTCTTAATTTCTATATTTTCAAAATAAAAATTACATACAAATCCTACTTTTATATAATAGCATTTATACCTATATTATTATTTTTCTTAATTGAATTTTGTATTTTTTATTGATCTCTATAAATTCCGCCTTCATCTTTCTTCTTGCAAATATTCTTATTAGATCTGCCTTACATATCTTGGGCGCGATGAACATACCATACCACCGCCCTGCACTTTCATACCCGGCATCATACCCCCAAAATCCGCTGCCTTGTGCGCTACTTATTGAGCACACAGCACGACCACCATGGGCGAAAACAGCAGTTTCCTCAGAAGAAGTGAGGTACCTTGCAATACTATTCATTTAGGAGATGGCGGACCCGAAAGGAAGGCAATATATCAATCAAATCAATGATATATGGTGTCTAACCATATTTTTTAGGTCTATGTGTACTGCGGGCCTCAGAATTTAATTGTCTAACATTACGGGCCTAAATTTCCCCTTGTACCCCACCCCAACCCGTACTATGCTCACGGGGCTGCGGCGGCGTGGATGGACACGCAAGGCGATCAGGGAATGGCAAGGGTGCAGTTATCCATTATGGATAAACACCAAGACGAAGCCAGCCTAAAGAAGCCGGTATCAAGCCCGGCCCGCAGCAACATAATCCGGTGCTAGGCGCAAAGGTGTGTAGGCGCTTCGATCCGCAGGATCGGCAAAAGCGCGGCGAAAGCCTGAACAGGTGTGGCGGATACACCGACCGGAGCCAGTTTCAGGTTCCAGCCGTCAAGTAATCCTTGATAGCTGGCGGGCGCCGGACCCGAACCGCTCTGGGCGTGATAAATGCCTATCGGTCTCTCTGGAAGTCGTCGTGTGCACACGGCGCAGACGTTGCGGTCGTTGAGGGCCGTGGGTAGAACCCGACAACGGCTGACGGTGGGAGCCCGTCACTCTTTCTCTGTCGTCTAATCGGTAGAGACAGCGGAGAGGCCAATTCCCACCGCAATTCTGTGCTTTAAACTTAAAGTGCCAACGGTTCTCCGCTTCCCACTGAGCGCCGTTGGCACAATGATCATTCCGCCGTGACAACCAGCAGCACACCGTTATTGCGGCACCTACCCTGCCAAATACGCCGCGTTATCCGCCCGCAACCGGTCGATATCTGGACCGGTCGGGTAGAGGCCAGACGGTAGAACCATCTGCGGCCAGATCAGGCCGTGCGCTTCCATGATACGAGACTGCACCCAGCGCCATGTGGCCTTCTGGCGACTGCCCCACGTCAGCAGCGTGACCTGATCGTCATCTGCTAGGCCAGCATAATCCCACAATAAAAGGCAATGGCCGCCCCATGATCCGGGCGTATTGTCCCCTGCCCGGTCAATATCCCACACTCCCGGCGCTTGATCAGCCTGAGCAAGCTGCACCCCAAGATATGCAGCCCCCATCCCAGCTACGACCAGCGCCAGAGCGTTGCGGTCTTGCGGGTCAATACTGCCCCAGAGCGGGTAAAATGCGCCGCTGTCCAGATGATAGCCATCCCGTCCAGCGATTCCGAGCACATCAACCTCAACGCCACCCTGGTCTGTATCGGGGTTGCGTGGGTCATAACCGGTGCTCTCGGCATAAAACCGCACAGCATCCCCGGTCGCCACATCAATCTGATACCCACCAAGCGCCGCAGTGGCCCGCAGATGGTTTGCCAGACCAACAGACGTGCAGTCCCCGATCTGGTCATTCCCCAGCATAAGCGGGGCCGGATCGATGTGATCCCGCACCAGACGCGCCGGTGCCTTGCGGTCCATCATGCGTAGGCCTGACAGGTGCGGTTGCAATGGGCGTGTCTCGGCAGGCTTGCAGCCGAGTTTACGATTCGTCATTTGTGGGTACGCCTCTCGCATGCCAGCACCAGAGGGCGGCATGCAGCATAGGGGCCGGTGAGAGTCGCACTCGGCCCGGTATATTCGATCTGGGCCACGCGCCCCTGTCGCAACCGTGCGACTAGGTGGCACGTCCCGCGTCCGCCAACGTCCAGTTCAAACGACAGCGGGGTTTTAATCGTGAGCGGCCCCTGCACCTGGGCATCCTGCCGCCACTCCAGCACCTCCCCGTCTGGCAACAACTCGCGGTTGTCGGGAACGCCAGCGCAGGCAATTAGATCTGACCGGGATGTGCCGATCAGATCATGCTGGGCCCGCGTCGGGACAGTCGAACAGGCGGATAGGGCAATGACAGCCAGCAGGCTAACCGAACGGATCATTGCGCCGCCCCAGTTTGTGCAGGAGGAACGCTAGGCCGCACCCGCTAAACAGGCCGCCAAGCGATCCGAAAACCAGCCCTATCGAAAACTCCGTCATGCGCCCAACACAGACAGCGCAGCCGCCTCGCTCATTGGTGTTGGAGCGGCACGGGCCACGCCTACGGACACGATCAGCGCAGTCAGAAGGGACAGGATTGTCTCGGCGGCAGAAATGGCTGTGTTCACTTTGCTGATCGTGTCTGCAGTCGAGGCGGTGCTCTCAATGCCTGCGATGCCTTGCTTGGCATAGGTCAGCACCGTTTGAAGATCGGCAATCACGCTATTCACCGCCGTTTTCACGCTGGTGCTATCGTAACTGACTGTAGCCGCGCCATTGGCAGCGGTATCAAACTGATCAATGGCCGCCACAGTGCCGGCCACGCAGCCGTCGATGATCGCCACCGGCCCGCTACCGAGAGCAGACGTAACCAGAGGGACGGACAGGATGGTGTTTGCAAAGTTCTGCGCCGCCTTGGCGTAGGCATCAATTTTGGCAACATTCAGGGTGACACTGGTCACGTTCCCGGATTTGGTGACAGTGCATGCAGCCAGAGCAGTGCCACACGCCAGTAGGCCAGCGGTACGGAGGAAAGAGCGGCGGGATTTAACCATGGCGTTTGTCCAATAAAAAAGCCGCCCAGCGGGCGGCGTGATAACGTGGAGGATATCAGGGGGCTGGATCAGGAGGATTGAGTCTGGTCCAGAATAGGGCAGTCACGTGGGAGGCTTAGCTTTGGCCGCCTTGTCGTCCGCATTGGATGCATGCTTACCGTTAAGCCCCAGACCATTAACGATCTGATAAACAGGCAGCCATTTGCTGCCGTCTTTGGGTCGGGGCCAGAAATACGCGGCCAGCGCGCAGGAGCTGACCACGAATGAGCCAATCACGCTTGCCGCTGCTGCCCATTGGGCCGGGAGCATGGGCAGAACGTAATTGAACGCGGATGTCAGGATGGTTGTAGGATCCATGCTGGTTAAACCTTTACGGCCTGCTGGAAATACGGGAGCGCGCCAGCAACGGTCCCCTTCCCCAGATGTGTGTTGAAATTGTCTTTCCAGAACGTGGCCTGCCCCAAGGCATCGCCGTATGCAGGAAGCACGTCTTTCGCGCGATAGACATGAAGCTCAGCCATCAGCGCTGCGTAATCCATACGTGTCGTCAGCAATTTTGCATCAGGGTTAGCCCCAGCAAGAAGCCGAAGCGCTGCGCTTTGCAATTCTGGCCGATATCGAATGAAATTGCGCCACATGTCATCGTGGGTGGCTGGTTCCATCTGCCAGAAACCAAGCGCTGGGCCTCCGCCAATCTGGCGAACATATCGGTATTGGGTTTCTTTATTGCCAATACCCAAAACAAGCTGAGCCCGTGCAGGAGTATTCAAGCTGTCCGGCAGGAATTTCAGCGCCGGTTCTATCCATTCGCGCCGCACATCAGAAAGGTCTACGCCATTCATTGGTGCATATGCCTCCAGAAAATAAGGAGGGCGTCTCCATACATGGCAATAAAGGCAGCTATCCCGACAAAGACACCCCATGACCATTTGAAGGCAGCCTTGAGAAAAGAAATCCCGCCCAAAAGGTCATCAACGGAATCTTTGACCTTTCCAGTCATACGCTTCAATTCTGCTGTGTCGCGGTCCTGCCGTTCCCCGCGCATGCGTCCTTCGGTTTGGACCTCAACCAGCTTTAACTGAATTGATACGACCCCTTGCTCCAAAGCCGTAATACGCCGCTCGTGATCATCCAGACGTGCGTTATCGGCAGACGCGGAGCCTTCTGCCCCGCCCCGTGTCTCTGTCATGTGTTTTCCAGATTTTGGGTATTAAAAAATCGCCTGTAGGCGGGTCAGTTAGTTACCAAGTGGCCCCGTTGCTTGCACGATGCCAGGTGTTTGTCGCCACGCAGGAGTAGATATAGTCCGCATCCATCTCGATCTGGCCCTGCGTGCAGTCGGATGTGCTGCTGGCGGGCGTGCCAAACGGGATGCGGATATCTGTGAATTTAGCTGGTGAGTTCACAGAAATTACACCGTCTGTTGTATGGGATGTGACGGTGTCTACTGACAGCCATGACGTGTCGGAACCTGCCCCGCTAAACTTGCCACCAGCGGTAATATTATTACCTACTCCCAAATTTGTAGGGCTACCTGTGCTTGACACAAGTTCAAGAGACGTGTCGCTATCTGCTTCGAACGCTACTTTTTGTCCTGATGCTGATAACGCCCCCACCCAGTGGCCCGCGCTAGCGTAAACGTCTGTCCCTGCTGTGATGCTGCCAGCAGTGTAAATACTCCCGCCACTGTCCATCGTAAAACAGGCCGTGTTGGTTGTGGTAACATGCCCCGGTCCACACAATGCGACGCCCCATTTCTCCCATGCAGGGTTGAATATCAGTTGGCTCTCTAGCGTCCCATCAATCAATCCCTTGTGGCCACCGTAGACAGGGCCAAAGTGGATTGAATTATCGCGGAACGTATGCGAGTTGGCATTCCCGTCCGCCCCGGCTGTATCCACATGTTGCCAAACTGCTACTCTGCGATATGTTGAGTCGGCATCTGATCTAGCTGCTTCTGCCTGCAACGATTCAAACATTTCTTTGTCTGTGCCAACCGTATCTGCGGGGCCGCGCCGAGATCCCATAACAAACGCATCGCCGTCAAAATCCAGTCCATCTGGACCCAACCACGACCGAAATCCCTCTGGTAGATTACCATTGACGGCAAATCCGTATGAATTGGCGGCAGGTAGGTTCGGACCCATATAACTGACAGACGGCCCTTGCATAGTCGCGCCGTAGTCAGGCCCACTGTAAATGAGATCATACTCCTGAGATACGCAGTCGTTTGCTGGGCTGTCCGCGCGCGATTTAGTAGTGCCATCAGTGCTGCTTGGGTCTCGTATGATTGAACATTGTTGATTGCCGAGAAATACCTTTCCATATGTCCCAATCAGCAGAACGGGTTTTGTGAACTGCGTCAGAACGTCAGCATCTATAGAATCAGTAGAAGAAGCGCCCGGAACAGCCGTAGCCACTGTCGTGGGGTTGACCTCCTGAAACGTGTGCCAGCCTAGCCCCAAATGCAATTTCGTTGTGTTTGTTGTTGTGTCCGTAGTGTAGCTATCCACTACGCCAGCATAATATTGTGGCAGTGGGTGCGACTTGAACGGGCTACCGGGCGGAATGAACCCACTATCAGACGGGATTGCCGCGCCAGCAACAATATTGGTGATAATGTGCATCCCGTTTTTACGCCAGAGGTAGTCCCACGACGCAGGGAGAGCCGGTGAAACTGTTACCCCGTCAGCGGAAAATGACAGAGTATGTGTAGTGCCGTTTTCGTCTGTGATCTCCGAGCCAACCTCGTACCACGGCGGCATATTCCCAGCTTGAACATAATCAGCAACTGCGTCCCATGCACCAGAGCCGCAATCTCCTCCGAAATCTGGAAACGCGCTCATAACGACAGAATGGATGCAACCTGAGTTTTCGCCAGTGTTATACGGCAGCCCCTGAACGTGCAGGTAGGCGCTATCCAATGTTCTGTGCCCGCCCACTCGGAACGTATCCGGGTCAATATTTTTGGATACTGATGCGGAGCCGCCGCTGATAACTGTCGCGTCACCAAGGGTGATTTTGTGTGTGGCCAACCATGACGAACCCCATCCACCCACATTCGGGCCAGTCAGGGCGCTTAATCCGTACAGATACTGATTCCCGTTCGCCGTAATGGGCCCCGATGTGTTCACCGGAGCCGTCGCCTCAGAGTTCGCGTTTAGCCCGGATACGCCGTTGGCGGCATTCTTCTCAGTCTGCTGCACGCTGCCATCCGCCATCTGGCCAATCTGGGCCAGCGTTCCGGCGGTACCGTCAGCATAGACTTTCGGGATTACCGTTGTGCTATCAAGACCACCAGGGGGCTTTGTCGCAGGCAATGTTTGGGCGAAAGAGATAGCAGGAAAAAATATAAGAGAGACCGCTACGGCAAAGAGTTTTCGCATTTCACTTCCCTTTCGCAGGAGGTTGTGTTTTCGCGGGCTGCTGCGGATCTTTCGGTGGCCCGAGTTTTTCAAATTGGGGGAGTGTATGGTTTGGAGCGGCGAGAGCGGCGCAGAATGGTGCTGACATGCCAAAAGTCACGATGATTGCAATCAGAAAGCGCATAAATCTAACCCCCCGGAGAGATGCATACATAGCCGCCGTTGTTCCACCATGCCCCTGATATGCCGGGGTCAGCGGTTGGAAGAGGTAGCGTTAGGATGAGATGCCCATCCTGGACCCCAAATAGCTCTAACCCTCCCAGCATCAAGTGCCCGTTAGCAGAGATAGAGACGATCCCATTAGGGTTGCCCTTTTGGGCGTTCACAGCAGTGCTTGCTGCCGTAGCCGCTCCGCTCGCCGCATTGCTGGCATTCGTAGCGGCATCCTGAGCACTATGTGCCGCTGTCTGGGCAGCGGTAACTTGCTCGCCAACGGCCCCGGTTACGCTAGCATAGATTTTGTCACCCTGCTCATCCACGTAGGACTTGGGGACGAGGTGCGTGGGGTCTGTCGGTGTATATGCCGCAGATAATGCCCCCTCAACGGTGTCGCCCTGTTTATCAACAGCGCCTAGCCAGATCTTCGACTGCGGGACAAACTGTCCCTTACCGCCAAAAATGCCAAACACAAGGTCTGCAGCGCCAGGCGTATCAATGGACGGCAACGAGGAAAGCGGAGTGCCGCTGGCCGTATTATTTGTTGTTGACCCAGACATGGGCACTCCGATTTATGCGATGAGATAGGGCAGTCCGTCGTCGTCGGTCAGGATCGAGACGCTCGGGAGTTGGATAGCATTAGGCGGGACAGGTACCCCGCTACTCATGGTCGGCGCAGGGTTTGGCACAGTAGCTGCCGTTTCGCTCGTGACCGCCAGCAGCACTTTTGGTGCCAATCTACGCCCTTGCTGAGTCACAACGTAGACAATGACCTCTTCCGTCTCGCCCGGTGTGCCGCCGCCCAGCATGATGCAGGCCAACCCATTAACGATGCTGGACCACAGTACCGTCAGTTGCGTTGGGTCTCCAGATGCAGTTGGGATATCCACGCGCTCGATGAACGCAATATGATCGCCGGTGGCATCCAAGATTTCCGACATATCAAGAGAGAAATCAAAATGGTCAGCGCTTGATTTGGGGGCCCATGATAACGTGACGATCTCTGGAACAAGCCCGCGCGTCCGCAAATTGGCAGGCGCGGAAATCGGGATCACTCGCGCCGCAGCGGGCTGCCATATTGGCGACGGGATGGGCGCGATCATGAGGCGGGAGCCACCGGGAGGGTTGTGCTCGTGGTATCCGTGCCTTTGGAAATCGCCATCAGAGCCTTGAGATACGTCACCCACACATCCGGCGTGGCTTCGTTCAGGATGGTGAATTCCTTGCTGACCGTGGTCTGGGCACTCGCCAGAGCCACCGCTGCCTGCTGCTGCAACGTCATGCTCGTCCCATACCAGGCAGTAGAGGACACATCAGACGTACTGATAATATCCCCCGCCGCCGTCTTGATGACGGGCTTGCCGTCCGCATCGGCAGACAGCAGGGCTCCGCGATGGATCGCGTCCATGATGGCGGTGTAATCAGTATCGGGAACCTGCACCGCATCGGACGGGAGACCGCCCATACGGCTGTCAAAAAAACCGTTCCTGGTCGCGCTGTAATATGTCGTTGACGCATCGCTCATGACGGAGCAGTTCCCACGCAAAAATAGTTGATTACCGTGTCAGACAGGCTGCCGCTCGTGACTTCCCGGCCCAGAAGATGGATTGTCGATGCGTCCGTGCGCATAACCGTCACAGCATTGGCGTTACTGCCGATGTCGTTGCCAACCGCAATAATAAACTGTGCGCCAAAACTGGTGGGGAGCGTTACCTTTGTTCCGGTTGTTCCATCGGATGCTGAATACGTAGCGTTGCCGCCCTGAATAAGCACGCCGCTCGGGAATTTCATCCAGAACCAGTCATTCCCGGACGAAGAAAAGGTATCGGAAAAGTTATTCGTGACCCACGTTCTGTCCGCAAACTGTGTAGTGCCAGACCAAAAAGTTCCGTCATTTCGCAGGCTGAAATAACCGTTTGAGCTGTTGTATCCGTTAACCTGGATTGCAAGCTGCGTATATTTTCCCGTCGTCTCGTTTTGCCGGAGAGTAACAATATTGCTGTTCTGGCCGGACAGAATGAGCCCGTTTGACGTATAGTTCCCGGTCGTTGACCAACTGGCAAGGCCTTTGATCGTCGTATCGCCAGTCAGGGTTCCCCCAGCAAGAGGGAGGTATCCGGAGAACAGGTTTTGCCATGTGGCCCCAGATGCGCCGGGCGTTGTCGTATTGTTGTCAGCAGTAGAGACCCAGAATGTCCCGACTACGCTACCTCTAACGATTGCTCCGGAAGGATACCCACCGATTGCAGCAGCAAAGGCCGCATTGAATGGGCCGAAATACCCAGCCTGAAGAACCTGAATGGCGCGAGATATACGGTTCAGAAAACCGTTCATATCCTGTCCGCGCGGCGGCTCACCACCCGCAGCCCGATCGATAAACGTTTCAGGGGGGAAGCCGAGAGCGATTGAGGCAGTGCCATCGCCAGCCGTTGCCTGAGTATCCGGGACGGTTGAGATATTTCCAGAAGCCGCATCCGCACCAATCAGCGTGCCAAACAGACCTAGATTGTCAGTGCTTTTCATGTGCTTGCGCTCTTGATTTGATACCCGACGCCTACCCCGGCGGGGCGTGGCAGAACTCCGCTGTTTTGGATGATGCTGACTTGAACATCAGTCGGCACAAAGTCGAATACATACGTCATGGTCATGTCGCCGTTGTCTTTGACGTACGCATTCCCCTGATTGCCAAACAGCAGCATGAGGATGGCGTTGATCGAAAAAACCGACCCATCCGTGATGTTCGCCAAAGCCTTGGCGTAGATCAGTTGCCGAAACCCATCGTCAGACAGGCGGTAATTACTCGTGACCGATGATCCAGAATAAAAAGGAGCACTGTTGAACCCCTCCTCCGTCAGGTCATTCGCTTCTGAAAAACCGAAGTTTTTCCCAGACGAAATCTTGAGAACCCGACTGACGCCAACAATGCGCCCCCACACGTCCAGCCCGTAGCCCTGCGCGGTTCCAAGATTCCATACCCTCTGATACCAGAGATCAATCAGGCTGGCTGGATCAAACGCCTGGTTCCAGCCCTCAAGAATGGTCAGTAGACGCGGCGAGTTTGCATATTGGGACAGGACCGTTTTTGCATAGTCCTGCATGTCATTGCACCGTGACGGTTATGCCAGACGCATCCAGTGTCGGGATCTGATCAATCTGCATCTGCGTCGTGAACCCAGTCGGTCCGGCAGTAGTCCCGATTGTGATTTCCACGATCTGCACCCATGTTCCAAGCGCGGCAACCGCTGCGTAATAGCGGGAGGCAAAGAGTTTGCCGCCAATACGCGCACGGCTGCCGCCATCCTCCCCGTTGAACGCCGACAGAATTGCTGCCTGTATCTCGGTTTCTGCAGTAGCTGGTACCGCACTGGAGCTTTGCAGGGTTACGGCGATATAGACCGGAGTTGGCGTGGCGCGCGTGAATTGTACCGTGTAGCTGGGTGCGGTCCCGTATGCGCTGTTGGGATCGGATACGGTGACGGACGTTGTGCCAGTATAGCCGCACCCTGGCGGCTTTTTACGCAGAATGGCGAGGCCTATGTCCTCATCCGTTCCGCCGTTGACGCAGACAAATAAGCTATGGGATGCGATGGAGACGCCGCCGGTTGTAACCGCTGCGCCGGTGGCATTGTCCGTCACATAAGCATCTGTCACTCCGGAGACGGCCTGCACCGCCCCGGAGATTGCGCCCAACGCACCAACGGCATTGGCGGCCACACTCTCCTGCCGCCTCTGCTCAAAGGCAATCCGGCCCTCCTGATCAGACCCAGTGACGCCTGCCGCCGGGTTGGTGACGGATGAGAGGCCCGTCACTGACTGATAGACGCTGACGGTATTAACCGGGCAGTCAATCGCGCCGGTGGTCGTGCAGGAAAATGTACCCGTGGCCGTGCCTGTAGCATTGAGTGTAATCGGGCCGTCTGCCGCGTATTTGTTGCCGCTGCTGTCCTGTATCAGCGTGCCTTCTGGCACGACGGTGCCGGGGGAGCCGGTGCAGACGACTGAGACAACGGTTGCTGTGGCTCCGCGCCGCTCCAGAAAGTAAAGCTCCCCGATGGCGTCCTGCATCTGTCCGGAGGCCCGAGCCGGGTCCACGCCGTCAAACACGGCCATCATCTGGTCGTAGGCATCACCCAAGATAGCCGTCAGGGTCGTGGCAAGCTGACCCTGCGGCGTGGCGAGGTCCGTATTCAGGGCGTTGCCGAACGCTGCGTTGAGATCGGCCAGCGCGCCAGTCAGAATATCCGTCTCTGCTGGCGCGACAAACCCTGCATCCGTCAGGGATGGCGCGGGAACGGATGTGGTGCCCGTGCTGTTAGAACCCGACATTTTGCGTTGTACCGTCGCTGAGAGAAAGGAATATGGTGCCTGATAGCTGCCGTTGGGCGCTGATGGCTGTGATCACGCATTTTGCGGCTGTGACGTTCGGAACCGTCAGCGCGGCCTGCTCCGCCTGCGTGCGGAATACCCCGGCGGACTGCGACCGACCGAGGATCAAGCGCATATACGGCAAGCCTTTGCTGGTATCGTAATAGCACTCACCGGCAAAAACACGGATTGCTGATGCCACGTCCTGAACGGTGGAATATGGCTCCGACGCCACGGCGATGTTGCCAGATGCGTCCAGAACCAAATCCCACGTTGTCCGATCAAGGAGGAGCGTGGAAGCCATTGCACCAAACAAAAAAAATCCACCCCAAAGGGTGGCTGGATACAGAAAATCGCTAGATTAGCTAAAATATGGCATGAAAAGGTACCGGGTACAAGGGCATTTTGTTTGAGTATCTACTGCCGGATATGGAGCCGATGATGATTCTCTATCCGCGCCACAGAAGGGGCGTAACGGTTGTTACCTTGAGCGGCAGCATCGCTCTCCTTGCTCAGGCGCCGGGAGGGGATAGCCCTCGCTTTATCAGAGCGCGCGTGTCGTCGCTGAGAACGAGCGGCTTGATGATTGTTGCTCTCTTTGACGGAGTGCCGAATATAGATCCGGCGTTAGAGCAAGAGGCGGACATGGAAACGGCCATCAAGGTCGTCCCCCACTGTGAGATAGTCAGCGTTTCAGCGCGCTACGCCTGGCCTGTAGAGGATGCTGGGCTCGGAGAGTGGTTCGATCGAATACAGGAAGGTATGTCGCACTTTTGAGAGCGACAGACATAAGCCCCCGCTACACCATGAAGTGTACAAAACTAAATACCCTGCCAACCGGCTACAGCATAGTTATCGTCATTCTGAATTTTAAGGGAGTAACTAATGACTTCACGACGGACATTTCACGCTACCGTATGCGAGCCATCCAACTTTGAGGCTGGATACTGGCCTTTAACGCACTTCGGCGCGCCAGAACTGGGTGTATGGCAGACGCTGAGGCATATGATGGACGACTTCAGCGTGGCTGATACGCTGGATGATTTACCTAAGCACATCTACCTCTACGAAGTAATAATTAAGTTCAACAACCCACTCATCACCCCTGACCTCCTGTCACCCGGGCCAGTCGCCCTTCTTCGCTACCTAAAGAGAGCGGAAATACTGACCCATGACGTATGCGAAGATTACGTGAAAGAGGTTCAATCTCTAACGAAAAAAGGTACTGGCCACACGCTTGAAGGGCGAAAATTCATGGCTGGCATTATAGAGGGCCTAGGGTACGATGCGATAGAATACGAGAACGAACTAGAGAAAGAGGCTTACACGCATCTCGCAAAATACGGCCTCGGCAGTTCACCCGGCGATAACTCTCTGACCTGCTACAGTAATCTTCGTCCAGATCAGGTAGAGCTTGCAGCCCCACCAAAAAAACTGAATGTGCGTGATTTCTACGACATTATGCCAATAGTTTTTATGGGCCTGCACAGTAGCGTCCCCTGGAAGATAGAGTTCTTGGAGGCAGGGCGGCGCTAGACGAGGATTACTAGCCTGCTATTCTCATCTCGCATTTTACGGAGGCAGATTTACTCAGGCGTGGATGTTGTCGAGCTGCCGCCCTGCACGCCTCCATGCACATGCTTTTCAAGGCTGATGCCTCCAGCCGTCACATCTCCAGATGCCGCTACTGGGCCAGTCACATTCACCTTGCAGTTAAAGTCGCACTCGGCAGCGTCAACGATGAATTTCCCCGCAGTTTTTACGTGGAAGTCACCGTTGATCCAACCGCAGTATTCCTCCGGGGCGGCGTTTAGGTAGCCGCCGAGGTAGACCGCATCCGCAAGATCAAACTGCCGGAATGAACCCGGGGCAGAGGGTTTGCGATTGATTTTGACGCTTGAAATATCGCGGGCACAGATGATAGCAATTCCGATATCACCCACCGACGGATCACAGATGAAGGCCCGTTTGCCGCCTTGTAGTCGCGCATAGGGCGCGCCGTAGATCATACCGTGCGGTGTCGTTCTCCCCGCTCCGTCCTGCTGATGGACCATTGGCAGGATATCGACAAATCCAGCCGGTTTCAGTCCGGTACCGTTCACCGCCTTTACCTCGACCAGTGCTGGTCCGCCGCCCATGCTCAAAATGCGCCGGATTGCCGAATTGAGCGCGTTGAAATTACTCGCGCCATCCGATGCTTTTTTTGTCCCTGTGTATTTATCGGCCAAAGGTTGCCACCCTCCCTGCAAATTCAGGCCGCTGCGCCTCCAGCATCGTAAACCACGGTCCACCCGGCGTTTCCGTTTGCAGGTCGTGTTCAATCTTCTGCACAACCCACAAGCCATTGGAAGGCGGATACATGGAGGCAGCGCCCGCCACTTCCCGTAATTGCCCGTAATTATTGACCCATGCCGCTGGCGAGTATTCGCTTTGCAGCTTGATGGTGTTCCGGAAATTGATGCCAGGGTTAAATAGCGTCTGCACCAGCACGCCGCCCTGACTGTAATTCGGATAGCCAACCATGCCCGTATCAGCAGAGACAAGGATAGCGGTATCAGACGCAGCAACATCCTTTGGCCAGATTGAGAGGGTGTCCATGCCGATATGATATTCAATACCGACGGACCGAGCGCATGCGTCAATCTGCTGCATCGCTGATCCGGGATAATTGACGCCGCCCGTCATAACGGCATCAACACCATGATTGGTAAATTCGAGCCCAACCTTGCCTGCAATTGCCTGCATGATGTCGGAAATCTTTGCCCCAGCGGCGAAGGATGTCGGTTCGATCGGCATTGCGGCCGGGATCGCGGTAGACAGGGCCGTGACCTGAAACGCCACGTTCGGAGCGCCTGCGTAATCAACAAACGCCTCGACAATGCCGCCCGTAAAAATGGTTGGGCGTGTCGCCCCTGCATCTCCCGCTCGCACGGTGATACTGTTTGACGACTGGTCAATCACGCTGGCCTGCGCCACAGACAGGCGGTTCATGGCGCTGAGCTTCATGCCCTCGATCCGGACAGAGCACATCATTCCCGTTTCAAGGCCAGTGCTGAGAACCTGACAACTTACGCGATGGTCCATGAGGGTAATGGTTTCCGGGCTCCCGGAAAATCCGCCCTGCCTGATATCAAAATCGATATCAATTTTCTTTTGCGTGAAACTACCCGGCATTCTTTCCGGCCTCGTAAATCAGAATATAGCGGCTGCCAAAGCCGGTATATTCGGGGTCTTGCGTGCCCTGCGTGTCAAAAAAGCAAAGATCACCCGGCATCCCGAGGTATGCGCGCCTGACAATCCACGTGCGGTCCTGACAGATGATGCCCGCGAGGATCTGCGTGCCATTCAGCGCCACATCCATATAGACGCCATTGGTGCGCTGTTGGATTGTGAGTGTGACAGCATTACCCGATAGCGGGACATTGACCTGCTGATAAGCTACGGCGCTGATGGGGATGGTGACAGCCGCCATCAGAAAATGCCACCTTGCGCCAGGGCATTTACTTGATCCGCCGTCAGGCTTTGCGTCTGCACATTGCCTCCCGTGACCATGGATTGCCCAGACGCTTCCTGTGCCGTTGTTGCCCCGGCCTTTGCCGTCATTCGTATTTCTTGCAGATAGACCCGCGCATACAGCATCGACACGCCTCTGTGCGCTTCCCGCTCTAGAGAGTAGCCAAGGATGTTCACATTGGAATATGTGGCCTCGGGCGTTACCACGGCATACAGATCAAGACTGGCGGAAAGCTGACCGAGGGCCGCTGTGAACAGGGCCTTTGTCTGCGCGGCAGAGGATGGAGACGACGACAACCCCATTGAGGACAGAAGGTCAGAAAAGATGCTGGCCGACCCATACTCGAAGCTGCTGCCGTCACACACCATCTCCACCTCATAGTGGCCCGGTATGCGACTCTTGTTGTAACTGAGGAACGAGCCGTTCTCCTGCGGGGCATCAGACGTCTGATACATGCTCTGGATACCAACCGCCCGTACGTGGCCCGAGGTCAGCACAGGCTGGTTACTGGCGGTAAAAATACCCCACTGACTGGCCGCGCTGGTGATGGTGTATTCATCCAGCGCTGTGGCGAGGATGGTTGACGCGGACGCCTGAACGCCCGTCGAGACAGACTGCCCCAGCAGGGCCGGGACGCCAGCGGCAACGGGGATATCCCAGAGCGCTGGGAGTCCTATGGATGGTAGGGGCATGGGGGTAGACTCTCATATTTTGGGGATGGGTACAAGGAGAATTTTGGAGTTTCGTCTTGACTGCCCAGCGGGTACTGTTCTCTTTATGTTCTCATTATGGAGGACAGGAGCATGAGCGCATACGCAGGAGACCGGACAACAGGATTCGCCAGCCCCGCAGCAGACGCGATTGAGGGTCCGATTGATCTGTCTGACGTACTGGATCTGCGCAGGCCCAGCCGTTATCCGGTGCGCGTGCGTGGCGCTACCTTTGCTGCGCGAGGCATACTGGACGGCGACGTGCTGATAGCAGACACGTCCGGCCAGCAGGAGTCCGGACAACTGGTGATTGCCTGCGCCGCTGGGCAGGTTCTGCTGGCTGAGCTGCGGGCGCAGAAGGGTCGGTGGTGGCTGGTTTCTGGCGACGACAGCCGGGAGCCGATCCGCGTTGACCCAGCTCAGGATGTAGATATCTGGGCAACCGTTACGGGCGTGGTGCGCGAAAAGCCATGACGGTTTACGGCCTGATTGACTGCAATTCGTTCTATTGCTCCTGTCAGCGCGCCTTTGAGCCGCGACTAAAGCGCCTGCCGGTTGTCGTGCTGTCCAACAACGACGGGTGCGCTATTGCCCGCACCGCCGAGGCTAAGGGTCTGGGCATCAAGATGGGCGATGCCTGGCACCTGATCCGGAATGAGCGCAAACTTTCCGGCGTGCAGTGGTATTCCAGCAATTACCCTCTGTATGCCGACATGAGCCGCCGGGTCTATCAGGTGCTGCTAGAGCATGTGCCCCGCGTCGAGCCCTACTCTATTGATGAGATGTTTCTTGATCTGACCGGCCTGCCGGGGGATCTGGCCGAACGGTGCGAGGTGATCCGGGGGCGCGTAGAGCAGATCACCAAGATCCCAACGTGTGTGGGTTGGGGGCCGACAAAGGCCATTGCCAAACTCGCCAACTACATCGCCAAGGACCGGCCAGAAATGGAGGGTCTGTGCGACCTGACCGACGAGCGGACGCGGATGCGGTTCTATCGGAACCTGCCCGTCAGTGAGGTCTGGGGCATTGGCCGCCGACTGGTTCCGAGATTGCATGATGCTGGCATCCGTACCATTGCGCAGTTTGTCGAGGCTGAGCCTGCACAGATCCGCAAAATCATGGCGATTACTGGGGTCAGGTTGCAGGCAGAGCTGCGTGGGGAATCCTGCCTTCAGCTTTCTGAGGTTGCAGAGCAGCGCAAAGGGCTGGCCTGCACCCGTTCCTTCGGCCAGCCGATCACGATTTATGGTGATATGCGCGAGGCTATCGCTGGCTTTGCCGTAAGGGCGTCAGAAAAGCTCCGGGCGGAAGGTATGGACGCCGGGCATGTCTCCGTCTTCATCCAGACCAACCCGCACAAGCGGCAGGACGGATGGTACTCCAATCAGGCTGCCATCACCTGCGCGCCGACGAATAATGCGCTGGCGCTGGTCGGGACCGCCACACGCCTCCTACGCGCGATCTGGCGAGACGGATTCCGCTACGCCAAGGGCGGTGTTCTGCTGAATGACCTTGCGCCCGCGGGCAAGCAGGCGTCGCTCTTTGCCGCACCAGAAGAGCAATCCCCTGCCCTGATGGACGCCATGGACGCTATCAACCGGCGCTTTGGCCGGGAAGCGATCAAGCCGCTCAGCACTGGGGTTGAGCGGGCTTGGAGGCCTCGGCAGGGGATGCTTTCGTCACGGTTTACGACGGAGTTTGGGGAGGTGATGGAGGCGCGGAGTTTTTAGAACCCTCCACGCGGTCTTTCGACCGCCTCAGGTCGCCAGCAGCACCTATCTCGATATCAGACCGTAGGACCGCAGAACGCCCGTCAACTCAGGAGATAGCACGACCTTCCCACTCGGAGGCGTTTTAGCAAGACCCTCAAGAATGATTCTCTGGACTTCCAGCATGGCGCTGTAAGACATAATCATCGAGCTTGTTTTCGTATTTACATAGCTGGCATCAAATCTTGTGTTGAGAATATAGTCAGTAAATTCGTCAATCTTTATCTTCAACACGCATTGCGCACTTTGGACGTTTCGAAGAAGTTGGCATGCCCTCTCTCTCTTTTTGGAAACGTCAATTTGCATACTGCGACATGCACCATTATTTATTCAGGAGACGAAGTCATTCAGCCTATAACTCAGGCGTTAACACTCAAATAATACGCGTATCAAATATATAAGATTTTAGTGTAAAAAATTTTTCAGCCCTACGCTTTACCGTAATGGGAAGACAGCCTCCCGACTGCAGCACAAAAACCCCCGCAACTTTCGTCACGGGGGTCTATGTCAACCAGAAGACAGGACTAGAAAGGGGAGAGAGATGGGCCTCGGCTATCCCCTTCCTAGGGCGAGGGTGATCGCCAAGCGGAACTGTAACCGATGATCGGCATGAGTCGCAACGAAAAAGGGCGGCCCGAAAGCCGCCCTTTCCCCTGAAAACGGTATCTATTGGAACACCCGGACTCACTCTCTATTCTGCCACCGGAGTCTGTCAAGCGAGCGCTTTACTTCCATGGCTGCCGACATAATTCCGCGCCTTCAACACTTCCCGCTGATGAAGCGCTCCTGAATGGTGCACCTTCATCCCTGCGACGACAAAGCCAAGACAGAACTCCGAGAACTTCTCGGGCGTGACTTCCTGCGGCTTCCGGCCTTCCTTCAGTTTCCGCGTCACCGGGTCAATGTCCCGCTCCGGCCACAGTAGACATAACTTGCCGCCACAGTTCTGGACGAGATAGATGTTCGGCTCGCCGCCGCTATCCACCACGTAGTAGCCTTCCTGCACAAAGCCCCTGACCTCCTGCCAGATCACGTAATCACCCCGGCGGAACTCTGGATAAAGACCGTTATGCGGGATCTGGAGTAGCTTGTTGCGGGAGGCTTCGCCCTTTCCCATAAAATCATTGAGAACGCCAGCGTTGCCACCCCCGAAAGGGTGGCTGGCCTGTGTCAGGCTGTTTTCGCTGGCGTCCGGGCAAAAGGGCGCAGTTCTGCCACTATGCTTTCAAACCAAACCCAAGGCTGGACAGTTCCTTCGGAGTGTTTTTTGGCCTTATCTTCATACCGACCAAATTTCATGCCTTTATTTGTAGGCTTCCAAACCCTGCGCAGCTTCGTATCCCGCAACCCGACATGATAGCCTTGGCTTTCCAGTAGCTGATTGACCTCGGTATTTTTCAGCCCAAGCTCGCGCCCTATTTCAGTCGCGTTGACAGTGCGCTGTTGGATAGCGAGGGGTTGCGCCTGCCAACCAAGCTCCTCTGGCAAATCAATGCCCATTTGCTCTTTAACCGTGGCTACCGCTTTCAATCGCGCCTGTGTCAGGTCCATTCCTTGGCGCTTGTTGAAGGCCAGAGCCGAGCCAGGCAGGGCGATTGCTTTGCGAAGACGAGTGACGTGGTCGAGCGGCTTGGGTGGTAGATGCGATGCCCCGCCCGCTATCGCTTCCATTTTCTCACGGGCAGCTTGGTTGACCCATGCGTGAAATTCAGGGCTAAGCTTTTTTGCATAGGCGAAAGCTACCTGCCAGTAAGCCCATGTCCCGCCGCCTTTTCCGGGCTTGGATTTTATAACATGGGAAATTCCCATGTTTTGAGTTTCGCTGATAAATTCTATAAACTTTTCACCATCAACAGAACGCTGCCACTCCGATGGGGAACTGGACACCGGCTCTCCTGCTGCCTTCCACATATCTGTCAGGCAAAGCATTTCACCAAGAAAGTTGATGGGGTGCTCATTGTAGGTGATGACACCTTTTTGGAGAGTGCTCATGCATCATCTCCTTCACCAATAAGATGACGCAGAATATTGGCCATCTCTCTACCCGCATGCCAGCGCACACCATGCATATTTGAAAAATCAAAATCATCAACATCGTGGCCTGGTAAGGCGCAAACGCGCTTAATATCGTCATGCGCTATACGGATATTTTCTTCCCCGTATTCCTCGCAGACCTCAATATCCTTCCGGATACCCGGAATCATTGCAGGCGTTATGCCTGATGTGATAATAGAACCCATATCAGTGTTTCCTTATTCACTGTCAGAGGCATCAGAGCGGTTCCCCAACCGAGGCTCTGGTGCCTTTTCTTTTGCGTTAATAGCTTCAAGCAGAAGCTCATTGATTTCCGCAGTCATGCTTCGATAGTTCCCAAAAGCAGACTTGCGCACCACTTCATAAACGTCTGGCCTAAGCCTCAATGTCATTCTGTGGCATTCTTGTGATGGTGTTATGATAATACTCCTGTTGCGACGACACTGTTGTCGTGTCTCCATTCAACACAGACACTACTATCGTGTCAACTGGAAATGACACGAAAAGAGTGCTTAATGTATCCCGATACATTTACGGGGCAGTCATGACAGTTGAAGATCGATATACGCGCATCACTTTGCGCATCCCCAAAGACATACATGCGAAACTGGCCGAGTCAGCTGATCAACGTTCACATTCGATGAATGCTGAAATTATTCAGCGGCTAGAAAGTAGCTTCCCCGGCGGATGGGATGGGCTCGAAGCCTGGATACTCGACCCATACAACACCGATAATTTAAGTGATGATGAGAGGCGTCTTGTTTCGAATATCCGCTATCTCTCAGGCTTTCCCCCCGACAAACTGGCGAAGGAAGAGAGTTGGCACCAAATAGCGCTGGCTGCGATCGGAGAAATTAGAAGATTGAGAGAGATGGGCCTTCTAACGTCTCTTCTGGAACGCGAAGAAGTGTTACGGAGACAGAGGGAAAAAGACCGCGCAGAATGGCTAGCTCAGCGCCCCGAACAAGAGGCAGCCATCAAACAGGATAAAGCTGAACAGGAAATCTGGCAGAACCGCATAAATGAGATCCGAGCAGAGACAAAGGCTCTCCACAAGAAACTAGAAGCCGCGCGTGAAAAACTCCGGCTCGCGTCCCTTAAGGAGCGTGCACGCAACATGGAAATAGACCGGGATATGTTGTCTGAGACTGTCAAAGCGCTAGAGATGAGCAATGATCTTGATGAGGACGATGCCTGACTCCCCAATCCTCCCCGTACGGACATACTCAAGGGCTGAAGCCAACAACGTGACGCGTGCCGAAGCTATCCGGCGGTTGATTGCGCGAGGGCTGAGCGTAGACGAGAGCGCTAAGGCTCAACCCTGACTCCCCAACCCAATCAAATTATATATACAATATACTTGCGCCATCCAATTTTATCGTATATACAATAATCCATGAGATACGATTGGGACGAAACAAAGCGCCAGAGCAACATCGCCAAACACGGCGTTGATTTTGTTGCCGCTGACGGCTTTGAATGGGATGTTGCTTTTGTCCTGACCAGCCATAGCGCAAACGAACCGCGCCTTGTCGCTATCGCCCCAATCAATCTGCGCCTTCATGTGCTGGTGTTCAGCATTGAAACGCGCATTGTCCGCATCATCAGCCTGCGTAAGGCCAACAAACGGGAGGCAAAGCTCTATGCCGCGCAAACCTGACTTTATCATGCCGACAGACGAGGAAGACGCTCGCATCAATCAGGGCATTGCTCTGGATGCTGACAACCCTGAACTGACCGAGGCCGACTTTCAAAGGGCCGAGCCTGCCTCCGCTGTTGTGCCTGATCTCGCGTCTCAGCGGCGGGTGCGGGGTCCGCAGAAAGCCCCGACAAAAACCCTCGTCTCCATGCGCCTTGACCCTGACCTTCTTGAGCGCCTGAAGGCGGACGGCCCTGGCTGGCAGTCCCGTGCAAACGATATACTCCGGCAGGCCGTTGGTTTGTCGCGCTGAAGACTGACTCCCCAACCCGGCCCCTCCTAGCTATCATCTCCTCAAAAAGAAGGAGTCCAATGATGGCAGTTCAAATGGTCTTACTGAACCAGGCCGTGTGGTCGGGAATGAATGGCGAGATCATCACGACTTATCCCCGCACTGGGGTTGACGGCATCTTCCTCGCCATGAAGACATTCAAGCACACCACTGGGGCAGTGGTCGCTGTCGAGAAGAACAGCAAAGGCGCGGTCATCGGGCCAGCATGCGCCGCCATTTACTGCGCGATTGCACCTTTTGACGCGAAAGAACTGCTGGAATTAGCGGCTACGGAATTTGACCGTGAGCCGCACCTCCGAGCCGCCGTGAAGGGGAAGAACATTTTCTTCCGATCACTCCAGTTCCCCGGCTTTGAACTCTCTCACCCCTTTGAGGAGAATGAGTTCAATGCGCTGTATGGTGAGATCTACATGAAATACGCGATGGCGGGGCAGGCTTAGCAGCCCCTCCTCCCTGCCATGCGTACATGACGGGGGATTCATGATTTGTTCATCTTCCTGCAGCAAAAACCGTACGGGCATGATGCCTCGGCACAGAATCGTCCTGTGCTTTCTGACGAAGGTCAGCCGCTCATGCGGGGCTTTATTATATGAAAGAGACCTCATGCCCTATTATAATGATCGACAATACTTCACGCGCAGCGACAGCACCTTATTCACAACCCTGCAAGATGTGAGCACCGCCGCTCCAGTATCGGGCATTTACCGGTGCACTCTTTGCGGTCACGAAATCGTTGTCGACAAAGGCAGGCACCTTCCTCCCGATGGCAATCATGGCTGCAAGTCTGAAAATGCCCTTGCTGTTTTACTATCGGGTCGCAAGGAAGCAGCAAAGAAATTCCAATGGCAGTTGGTTGCCGCACCGATACACCGCCACAGCAGCCCTAACAGTATCATTTGATCAAACTCAACATTTTTAGGTTATTATTTATGAGCGACAAAAAAGCTCCGAAAGCTCCCCTTACTCCAGCCAAAAAGCCATCTAATGGTGCACGCGGTCCCGTGCATGATTCAATGCCAGCGGGCATAGCGCCCAGAAGGCCACCTATAGAAACAAAGGGACAGAATACGACCGCATCGTTTAAGAAAAAATAGAATAAAAAAGAAGCCCAGCAATAGGTATTATGCAGAAAGTAAGCCAAGCTGCATTTAGCGCACGGTCTATTTTCTGCAAAATTATTGAATTGTCATTTATAGCCAATTGCAAGCCAAGGGAATTTGCAAGTTTATAATCCCTTTCGTTTCCTTCTTCAGCCTCAAGCGTCTGCTGAGGATGTAATTGTTTATAGCTCCAATCTTTCGACATTAGCGCATACACGCAGCAACAGCATGGAATAGTGCTAAGTGCAGCAATGCATGCTCCGACCGCAATTTTATTAGCCGAGACCGTAGCGAATGTTATCGCTGTTGTGATGGAGACAAACCAACCAAGCATGCTCGTAGCTTGAGCACGTTTAGCGTCAAAAGATTTCTCCTGCCTGTCAAGAACTTCCCCGCCAGACTTGAGGGCTTCCTCAATTAGCCATAAGGTTAATTGAGGCCCTGTTTTCCCCAAACCATCGTCGCCGTTTTCACTCTGCGCACCGGGGAGCGCCTGATCGACCATACCTACATCCTTAACTTACCGAGAAAACTTAGTACACCAGACCGCGAGGTACCATAAGAAGTTTCCCACCCCGCAAGGTACGGCTATCCTCCCGCGAGATTTAACGGGAGGTGGATTTGAGACGAGTTCTTTTGTTGGCGGGGATCATTGCGATCGCGATGCACCCAACCGCGTCATTTGCGGACCAGAGATTTATTGATGGCACCTGCGGGGAAGGCAGCCACATAGCTGAAGGCGCTTTCGGGGATGATCTGACCAAAAGGCAGTCAAGATTTTTTTGCGATGCTGCGGCAATAATTTCCAACAATGGAGATATTCTTGTTCAGTTTTCTCAAAAAGAAGCTCACCACAACCCCTCTCTCGCCTACGCAGGTAGAATGTCTGGCGACAAAGATGTCATGAATGTGGAAAGAGTTTATTTTTCCCCCCAGAATTCTGCGACTGTAAGCGATGGCGTGTGTAAGTTTTTTTATAAAGATACCATGCTAACCGGCATAATGTGCGGAGTGAAAATCGATGAAACGGGACGCCGAACGACCGCAATAGTTGTTTTTAATTCCCGCCATTGATTCATCGCGGCGCAGGCTGAGGGTCTTCTGCGCATTAAACCAACCCCATATTGGTCTGCCACGCCTGCATGCGGGGATCATTGAAGGCCGCCTTAACGGCCTTCGTGACCTGCTTGGGGTCTCCACCGGGAACGTGAAGCGTCATGTTGTTGGTGACGTTGTTTGTGGTGCCCCCACCTGTCGGAGTGGACAGCGCAGCCCCCACAACGCTTTTTTGCGAAGACAGATACTCGGCCAAAGCCCCCCTCTTCTCTACCTCGCCATCCTGATCTTTTGGCCGCTCGAAATATCGAGAGACAATGGCCCCAGCCATACCTGCGTCAGTAGCTTTTCTGAGATAATCTCCGGCCTGTTTCTCGGTGTGTGATAGCTCCCAGTTTGCAAAATCCATCTGCTCTTTGGCCGCTGCATCCCGATCCTTAACGGACTGCATGGTGTGCCCGTAGCGCGCGGCATATTGCGCCTGACGGTCTCCATGCCACTGAAAGAGGCCGTATGCGCCGCCGTTATCCCCCACAGAAAACGGGTCAAGATTACTCTCAGACATGGCATTGGATAGCAGGCCCATTGCCTGCTCCCTGCTCCACCCCATACCGACGGACATATTGGCAATCTTGATCATATCAGCAGGGGATGCGGCGCTAATAGCCTTGCGCGCATTCTGCTCCGCGTAAGAGCGACCCATCCCTACTTTCGACGCGAGGTTGTCCAAGAAGGACGCGCCCGGCACATTGCTGTCCATCCAGCCGCCGATGTCGTCATTTGGATCTGCGGCCTCAAGCCCCTTGTGAGCAGCATACCCCACGCCCGCAGCGGCGATCAGCTTGGAAATGCCACCCAGCCCCGCACCGCTGGCTGCGGCCAAAAGCTGCACATTACGCAGAACGGCAAGGAATTTGGAGCCCACCCACAGTGCAAACAGGCCCTCAGCTACATTCTGCCAGCCACCAACAGCCTTCGCCGCATTATCAGCGCCAGACGCAAAATCCTTCACGTCCTGCCCGATCTTGCTCCAGTCAATGCTGGCCAGATAGTCCCGCCACTGCTTGATCTGCTGGCCAATACCGCGCCAGTCAACGGACTGAATTTCGTCTCCGAATTTCTTGATATACTTGTCAATGTCCTGCCGTAGCCAGATCTGATTTCGGTCTATCAGTCCACTAACCCACTGCATCAGATCATGCACTTCCGGGCTGAGGTCAGTCATAATCGATCGACCAAACGCTTCGGACTGTGCAGTGAGCTTCGTCCAGTCCTCCAGTAACTGCGCAGACGCCCGTGTATCACGCTCCGTCGGCGCATACTTCTGGAGCGACGCATAAAGCTTCTGAATATGTTCCGGACCCTGCTCCAGCAGGTTGATGAACCCCTGCGAGAACCCGGCCTGCGAGCCGAGGGCGGAGAACAACTGCGGGCCAAGACGCTGCGCTGCGCGGGCAAGGTCCGGCATAAGGCCGTTCATGTCGCGCAATTGGCCGTTTGCGCCTTCCAGCCGCACGCCCATCTGGCCGAACACCATGCCCAGATTGCGCCGCCCGTCGATGGTCTGGAACTGAGACACTAGAGAACCAAGGGAACCGGACACATCCTCAGCGGAGCCACCAACCGCCTGCGCCGCCTTCTGCCACGCTGTCAGGCTGTTGACTGACACACCCAGATTGCGGGCCATGTTCCCGGCGGCCACGTTGGCGCTGGTCGTGTCGCTGATGAACGCTTTGAGCGTCTTGCCAGCGGTCAGGACTGCAAAGAAGGCCAGAGCCTTACGCTCCAGAGAATGGAACGCATCACCCGCCGTATCAGCGGCTGCGGCGACACCACTCCCCATCTTCGTCGCGCTGGACTGGACATTCTTAAACGTCCCCATGGCTTGCTGCGCGCCCTTCACGACGGCCTTGGCGTCCAGCCCCAGAGAGACGACGAGGGCATCAATTATGGTGGGCATGCGTACGGCTTTCGGGAGAGTTGATTACGCCAGACTCTGCGCGGCGTGGCAGGGCTTATGCAGGCGAATTTTTGGGAGATGCAGCCAATGAGCGAACTAGGGAACCTGCAATTCACGCCTAAGTGCCCCAAGTGCGGCGGAGACCTTGGCGTCGAAGTCACTGACGGACAACCGAGGGGAGATGATAAGGTTGTCTGTAAGGTCTGTGGTTTCTTCGCTGGGACGCACAACGAAGTCACGGAAAAATTCATCGCAGAGAATGGACGAGAAATCGAGCAGGCGGCGGCTGACAAGGTCCATGAAGCTATCAGAAAAATGCTCAGGAAATGAAACACCTACGGTAAGGCGATGCGCTGTTACACCTTTGGGCATGGGCTACCTGTTAAACCTTTTCACAACAGCAATCTCCAGCAGGTCCTCAAAGCCCTCGCTGTCATAGACCGTCTGGAGATCGTGGAGGCTGGCAACACCCTCACTGATTACGAGGGCGATGCGCTCACTGATGTTTCTGCATCGGGCGACGGGCCGCTGTTTCCCATTTGCAGCAGCAGGGACAGCAGGGAGAACAACTGGCCGACGCCCTTGAAAAAATCCACGTGCAGAGCGAAGGCTTCCTTCTGGAGCCAACCCACTGTGGGAATTTCCTCAATCTGGTCGGTTCTGGCGGCCAGTTTGAACGGGATGGTGACGGACGGATTGGCCGGGTCCGGAACATAGGCCACGCAGCCAAGGAGCTGGTCGATCAGCTCATCCATGCGGGCCGGTTCCATGGCGCCGAAGATACCGATGCCAGCCGCTGCCACTTCTGCAAGGCCGCCACCCTCGGTCACGCCAGGAATGGCCCCCCCCCCGCCGATGGCTGCTTGTACGGCGTGCCGCCCCCACTTATCGGCCTCATAGGCGGACATGCGGGGGATAGTGAACAT